AATGACCGGCACCGGTGGCGTTGGTGGTCGTGCTAAATTTTTAACAACCATTAACTCGGTTCTTGGTAGTTATTCAAACGCCCTTAAAGGTGAAGTTGTATATGGAACCTCTGGCCGTACTACTGGCTTAGGCTCTGCCGTTTTAGCTGAAATGACGCTATCGGCTGGTACTTCTGCTGGTAACTATGCCCCAGTTGAAATTGAATTAAATTGCGCATCTGGTGCGTCTACTGGAACAACAACTGCCCTTATTTATGCTAGTGTCAATGGCACAGGTGCTGCAACCGTAGACACTAATGGTTACTTATTGAATTTAGCTGGTGTAACCGTAGCAGGCGCTAAATTGGCTGCTACAGGCACAATTACCAATGTCAACGAAATTACGCATGGTTTGCGAGTCAAAATCGCTGGTAGTGACTATTACCTATTAGCTGCAACTGCCGCTAATTTTAATGCATAGTGATTACTAAAGACTATTTACTACAGTTGAGGCAGGCATCCGTACTAGAACTTCAAGCGGCTTTAGAGCGGGTGCAGCAACAACGGGGCGCAATTGCGATTATTGATGCCTTACTGATAGAAATTGATAAAGGAAAAGACAATGGCAGCTAAACCTGGCTTGTACTCAAATATTCACGCTAAAAGGGAAAGGATCGAGCGCCAAAAAGCTGCTGGAAAGACTCCTGAGAAGATGAGAACGCCTGGCACCAAGGGCGCACCAACTGCCAAAGCATTTAAAGAATCTGCTAAAACTGCGAAGAAAAAGTAATGCCGCTTATTAAAGACATTGGCAAAAAGGCATTCCAAAAGAATGTGAAAGCTGAGATTGCTGCGGGCAAGCCAGTTAAGCAGGCCGTGGCTATTGCGTACTCGGTTAAGCGTGAGGCTGCAAGCAAGAAGAAGAAGAAATAATGGCCACATTGTCAGATGTTTTGCGTGAAGCAAGATATACGCCGCGCACAACCTTAGCCCAAACCCAAAAAAATTATGTAATGGGCATTGGCCCAACTGCCATTAAAAACCTAGCCAATCAAAGGGCGGACATTGATGCTGCGTTGGTTATGGGTGATGCGGGGTTACAAATAGGTAACAGAGAGGCGTTTGAGCGCCAAATTTCCGAAGTGCCTAATGTGGCCGGTATGTTTATTGGCCCTAAATCATCTGCTTGGAACAAGCCTGCATACGAAAAAGCCGTAGAAATGGAAAAAGCTGGGGCGCGACCCTCTGACATTTGGCGTGAAACTATGACCGCCCGCGGCCTAGACAATAAATGGCGGCAAGAGATACCTGACACCGGTGCGGTGTTGGATATGAGCAAACTTCCGTCAAGATATGAACAAATCATGCAACCTCAAAATGCTAGATTAATGAATGTGTTTAAGCATGATGCGTTAGAGGAAGCCTATCCAAACCTTGTAAACAATCTAAAAATTGCAAGAGAAAACCGCCCTGACATACGCGGAGCGTATGACCAAGAAAAAAGATTGGTCACAACTGGTGGTGCGACTTATGTTGGCCAAACCGCAGATGAACAAGCTAATGTAGCCAGATCAACATTGCTGCATGAAATCCAACACGCTATCCAACAGACCGAAAACTTTGGTCGCGGCGGCAGCCCAGAATCTGCCAAACTAATTGCCCAAGCCCAAATTAAGTCTGAACTTGCGCCATTAGCTACCCCATTTGCTACTAACCGTAAATATTGGGATGACTATGGCGCAGCTGCTAGATCAGAATATATGGTCCGGCTTGGTGACATTGCGACCAGAGAAAACATCAAACCAAGAACTATTTACAATTTGCAAGATTGGTATGTATACGGCAATGATTACCGGCGTGCGGCTGGTCCACAACCTAAAAAGCCAGGCGCAGCCAGAGACGAATGGTTTAGGGGCGCGGCTCAATTTATCCAAGACCGTAAATTTTTATTCGATGCTAAGTATCAAGATTTGCCTTACAACAACCTGCGGGACGCGAAAAACGCACAAAAACGGGCGATGACCCAGATCAAAAAGACCGATGAGGCTGCGCGTCAGTTTCAAGAATTAGGCGCAAAACAGAAAAGATTCGATGAATTATCAGATACAGAGGCTTATAGACGATTAGCCGGTGAGGCCGAGTCAAGACTGACCCAGACCAGAGAAAAGCTGTCTATGGAGGAGCGCAAAGCTAACTTTCCATTTGATGAGCAATATGAAAAAAGAATATATGGAACTAGCCTAAACCCTGCGCCCTATGGCGCAAAAGTAACCGTAAACCCTTATGGATTGGATGTTCCAGCCAAAGAAACTGTTGCGTATACCCAATTTGGTGACCCATTAGCAATGTTTCTAAAAGGAAAACCAACCCAAGACCCATTAGAGATGTTTATTGGATTTCCAAAGAGTCGATAACTTGACCAGTTTTAGCCATAATAAGGTCCATCGTGCGATTAAGAACCGCTAATTGCTGCTCACCAGAAAGTATCTCAAACTCTAAAGAATAGATAATTTCCTGATCGGTAGATAAGTAAAGCAGTAAGTCATTCATGGTTTGGCCTTTCTTAAAGCTATATGTTTTTGTAGGATATGCCAGAACTCCGATTTAATGATTTTCATGCGTCTCTAGCCTCCATCATTGCATCTGCGACCACATAAGCATAAGAACCAATCCAGTTATCAATTTCATCTATATTAAGACTAGCATCATCTGATTTACCAATAATGGCCTGCATTGCCTTGGCAGCAAAGTAATCCCTTAAGTCCATACCAAGATTCTCAATAGACTGTAAATACATCTTTTCGTTATCGTCTTGCAGAATCAAGGTCTTGTTAGTTGGAAATGCTTTCATAATCCCTCCTTATTGTCTAATTCCTGTAATTTAGCCAATAAACGCTCTACACGCTCATTCCAGACTTGAGACTCAAAAGACTCTGGCCAAATAATCATATGCTCTTTAACAACCTTTTCTACCTCAGTAAATGACATATTCTCTCCCATTGAGTAAACAGTTTACAGTATAAGATTAACACAAACAACAAGAAACGATTTATTATTATGTAACTGGAACTTATTGATTGAGTTAATCACTATGGCCGCACCGATAGGAAATTCTAATGCCGTAAAGGGCAAGATGTTTTATGACAGGCTCCGCAAGGTGCTGACTCAAGAACCTCAAAAGCTAGAAAACATTGTTAAGCAGCTGATCACGCAAGCTGAACAAGGCGAGGCGTGGGCGGTGAAAGAGGTCATTGACCGGTTGGATGGCAAGGCCGTTCAAATCAACCAGATGGAAAACGCCGATGGAACTCCGCTTTTGTCTGGCATTCAGGTCATGTTTGTAAAACCCCAAGATGCTTGAGACCTTAGATAAAGCAGTAGCTAACGCAGAGTTCCCCGTAAAACTGGCTTTTTTGTTTGAGCCCAAACGATACAAGATTCTTTATGGTGGGCGCGGTGGCGCTAAATCTTGGGGAGTTGCCAGAGCGTTGTTGATTAAAGCAGCCAAAGACCCCATTCGCATCCTTTGCGCCCGTGAGTTTCAGGTCTCTATCAAAGATTCTGTACACAAATTACTGACAGACCAAATTGACAGTCTAGGATTAGAGTCGTTTTACGAGGTCACCCAGACCAGCATTCGCGGTAAGAATGGCTCTGAGTTCTTCTTTATTGGTCTTAAGAACAACATTACCAATGTCAAATCCTTTGAGGGTGTGAATATCTGTTGGGTAGAGGAAGCGCAGACTGTTTCTAAAACCAGTTGGAATGTTTTGATACCGACTATTCGTGCGGACAACTCCGAGATATGGATTACCTTTAATCCGGAACTAGAGACCGATGACACCTACCAGCGTTTTGTGGTGTCTCCACCGAATAATGCAATAGTCCAAAAGATTACCTGGCGCGATAACCCTTGGTTTCCCCAGACGCTGCGGGAGGAGAAAGATAACCTCCATATGCGGGACATCGAGGCCTATAACACCGTCTGGGAGGGCATCTGCCGCAAGACCGTGGATGGTGCGGTATTCGGTAACGAGATAACCCTTGCTGACCTTGAGGGGCGAATTACTAAAGTCCCTTACGATCAAATGAAAGGGGTCCATGCGGTCTTTGACCTTGGTTGGTCCGACAATACGGCCATTTGGTTTGTGCAATTCATTGGCTTTGAGATCAGATTGATCCGATATATTGAGGACAATCAAAAGACCATGTCTTATTACATGGCCGAGATGCAGAAATTCGGATATCACTTTGACACCATATGGCTGCCGCACGATGCTGAGAACTCTACCCTGGCAGCTGCTGGGCGCTCGATTGCCGACATTGTGAGGGCAGCCGGTTACAAGGTGCAGATTGTGCCAAGGACCCCAACTGCGGACTCTATCAATGCAGCCAGAACAATATTCAACAAGTGTTATTTTGATAGAGAAAATTGCCATCAAGGATTACAATGTTTAAGACATTACCGATATGATGTGGACCCAGACACCAAGCAATTCAGTAAAACGCCTTTGCACGATATCTTTTCGCACGGTGCCGATGCGTTTAAATATCTAGGTTTAGTGGTGAATGAGCCCCGCAAATCGGTAACTAAACGAGCCGTGCAACAACCGGCTGGATCATGGATGGGATGATTATGGCAAACGACCAGCGTATACAAGACGCGCAGAAATATCTGAGATTCGCCAATGATGCGGACTCTTACAATCGCCAAGATGCCTTGGATGACCTTAAATTTTCTTCTGGGGATCAATGGCCAGTTGAGGTACAAAACTCTCGAAACCTTGAGGCTAGACCTTGTTTAACGATTAACAAGCTAGATGGCTTTATCCGCCAGGTCTGTAACCAGCAGCGCCAAGCCAGACCCCGCATGAAAGCGCACTCGATGAACTCGGCTGCCAACGCCAAGGTTGCGGACATCCTGACGGGCATTTTTAAGCATATTGAGGTCAACTCGGATGCAGATACTGCCTACGATACGGCCTTTGAGTTTGCGGTTCGGATGGGTTGGGGTTACTGGCGCATCGTTACCGATTACACACGATCAGACTCATTTGACCAAGAAATCTACATTAAACCGATTGCTAACCCTTTTACCGTCTACTTTGACCCTAACAGTCAAATGCCAGACGGCGCAGATGCTGAGTGCTGCCTAATTACCGAGGTAATGAGCAAGAAAGAATTTAAGGCCCAATACCCTAACGCAGACGATGGCGGTAACTTCAATATGCGTGGAACTGGCGATGCGGATGCCGATTGGATTATGAAAGATGACATTCGGATCGCTGAATGGTGGTATACCGAGCGCAAAAAGACCAAATTGCTCATGCTATCGGACGGTACGCAAGTCTATAAAGAGGACGCGCCCAGCGATGAAATGATGATGGCAGCCGGCATCGAGGTGGTTGCCGAGCGTGAAACCATGCGCAAGACCATTAAATGGGCCAAGCTGACCGGCATAGAAATCTTGGAGGAATCCACTTGGGCCGGTAAGTACATTCCGATTGTTCCCGTATATGGCCAACAACTGGTGGTGGACGATAAGCGCAAGAAGTACGGCATTGTGCGCATGGCCAAAGACCCGCAGCGGATGTACAACTACTGGCGTACCGCTCTGACCGAGTCGGTGGCTCTTGCGCCCAAGGCTAAATGGCTATTGGCAGAGGGACAAGACGAAGGCCATGAGAATGAATGGAACCTTGCTAACATCAAAGCCACACCAGTATTGCGCTACAAGCAAAAAGATATTGAGGGACAACCTGCGCCCCAGCCGGTTAGACTGCAACCAGAGCCACCAGCTGCCGGCATCGTTGAGGCTACAAGTGCTATCAACAATGACCTACAGACCGTAGTTGGGATATTTGACCCAAATATGATGGCTCAAGGCAATATGTCTGGTAAGGCTATTCGTGGCCAGCAGATGCAGATTGATATGTCAAACTTCCATTATTACGACAATTTGACCCGTTCCCTCAAGCAAACTGGGCGCGTAATACTAGATTTAATCCCCAAGATTTACGACAAAGAGCGTGTCATGCGGATCATTGGTTACGATAACCAGCCCGAAATGGTAACCATTAACCAGCGCGCCGTGGACGAAAGCGGCACAGAAAAGATACTCAACGATGTCACCGTGGGCGAGTACGATGTGTATATGGATACTGGACCAGGCTATCAATCCAAGCGCCAAGAGGCAGTTGAGTCAATGATTCCTTTAATTCAATCCAACCCTGAACTATTCCAAGCTGCCGGTGACCTAATATTCCGCAACATGGACTTCCCAGGCGCAGATGTGATTGCTGACCGCCTAGCCGCCATGAACCCATTAGCCAAGATTGACGAGAAATCGGACATTCCGCCACAGGTCCAAATGCAGTTGATGGCCAGCCAAAAGATGGTTGCCGACTTAGAGCAACAGATTGCAGCCTTGACCTTGAACTTGCAGCACCAAACCGATGTGCAGCGCATGAAAGAAGAAGGGTCAACCAAGCGCAAGCTGATGGATGTTACCTCTAGGGCGTACAACACCGAGACCATTAATGAGGCCAAGGTAAACCAAACCAACATGAAGTCGATGACCGACCAAAACCGGTCCGAGTTAGATGCTATTACCAAACTGTTGTTAAAGGGCATGGACTCACGCGCATTGCAGCAAGAAATATCCCGCAGAGATGCGGAACAAGGCCAAATGGCTGCGTTTGCTGAGAGCGAAGTTAATATGAATGAGTCACCATTCTTGCAGCAAGAGATGGCGATTGCCCAAGAACCGTTGACTAACCCCGCAATGGATGACCAGATGATGGCGCAGCTGGCTGCACAAGAGATGCAACAGTTAGAGCAGCCTGGCGTACCAATAGGACCTCGTTGACAACTATTGAAAAACAGTTTCTAATAGATTTAACCTACCGATAGGTTTATCGGGTTTATTCTTGGAGTTAATCCATGTCAGATGCAGAAGTAGCACAGGAACCGGTAAGGAAACAAGCTGGTAACTTAGTAACAAGTGAGAATTTAGCTGAGTTTCATGCACAAAAACTTGGTTTAGCCACTCAAGAGTCTCCAACTGAGGCCGCAGATGCGGAGCCGGTTGTTGAGCAAGAACGGAGTGAACCAGACGCAGAAACAGAGGCTGCTGCAGGTGAAAAGAAGCACAACCCGAAACTTGAAAAGCGGTTTTCGGAACTGACCAAGCAGCGCGAAGCGGCTCGCCAAGATGCGGACCGTGAGCGTACTGCTCGTGAGGCTCTTGAGGCGCGCATAAAGGATTTGGAAGGCAAGTTAAATCCGCCGAAATCGGAAGAACCTGACCCTAAACCAGACCCAGCGCAATTCAATGATGCCTTAGAGTATGCTGAGGCTCTGGCCGAGTGGACTACTGATCGAAAGATGCGGGAGCGGGATCAAGCAGAACTTGCTCGCAAGGTTGAGGAGGAACAGTCGCGGATGCGGCAAAAGTTCCAAGACCGACTTGAAGTTGCAAAGCAAGATATGCCGGATTACGAGGAAATGATTGCGTCTAGCGATGTCTCGGTGTCACAACCGGTCACCGATGCAATTATTGAGAGTGATGTAGGACCACAACTCCTGTATTACTTGGCCGAGAATCCAGAGTTCGCTCGTGAATTGGCGGATAAATCCATCACTTCACAACTCCGTGCCATCGGGCGTTTAGAGGCTAAATTTGAGAAATCTGAGGCCCCGAAACCGAGCGTAAGAGAACCTGTTGCGAAGAAGTCAAATGCTCCGGCACCGATTAACCCATTGAAAGCCGGTGGTAATCCTAGCGATATTGCTTTGGATTCCGACCGTAAGTTTCATGGTACCTACCAGCAATGGAAAGCTGCAAGGGCCTCTGGGAAGATTCGATGACGGGTAACTTTAAAATTAATTTGGAGAATTACCATGGCAAATAACTTGCTAACCATCTCCATGATCACCAACGAGGCGTTGATGGTCTTGGAAAACAGTTTGACCTTTACTGGTCGTGTAGACCGTAACTATGATGACCA